ACATAAAAAATAATTCTTGACATTTATGGTGTTTTGAATTATACTATAAAGAACGTGGGGAGGTATCGGCCTCCCTACTTTTTTAACTGAAGAAGGATTTTTTGAATGACAGAGGCAGCAGTAAAAAAGGAACCAGTATCACTCGCGAGTCTTATGACTCCAAGCAAAACAGTAACAATAGATTTTCCTGGGTATGATGGTCTAACTGTTGATTTGTGTTATCTTGGAAGAGATGAACTGGTAAAACTTCGAAAGAAGTGCGTAACAACAAAATTTAATAAGAAAACTCGTCAGCCTGAAGAAGAGTTAGACGAAGATAAGTTTTTAAAAGAATACGTTAAAGCAGTTATCAAAACGTGGTCAGGGTTTAAATATTCATACTTAGAAGAGTTTCTTTTGGTGGATGTTTCTTCTCAAGATGCTAATGATCAACTGCCTTTTACTCAAGAAAATGCAGAATTGTTAATGAAAAACTCTAATGTATTTGATACTTGGGTAACAGAAACAGTAGGTGACTTAGAAAATTTTACTGGGAGCAAGTAGAAAGAGTTCAAGACCTACTTGCTCGCTATGTGAGAGAACAGAACTCAAACTTTAATATAGATAAATATTTATCTGTATGTGAGCAATTAGGCGAAGAGCCTGACCCCCAAAAGATGCCGCTTACCGAGTCAGATTTTCCTGGCGAGGTGCAAGTGGCATTTTTTATGTTTAATCTTCTCTCAGATGTTTGGGAAGGAATGTCAGGCTCTTATATGGGAAAGGACTGGTCAGGATGTGACCTACTATTTTCCACATATGCAGTAGAGGATAGAAAACAAGTCCTATACTTTATGAAGGCATATGAAAGAATATTAATGAATTACAGATTCGAAGAGGCAGAAAGAAAGCGTAAAGCAGACGAACGTAAGTCAAAAAGCGGTGGAAAAAACTACACCCATAATGTTAAAGGCTAATGGCTGATAATACGATAAATATAAAAGTAAAGATAGACGATCAAGGTAATCTATCTGTTCTTGGCAAGAAAGCAAAAGCAGCAGGAGAAGGATTAGAAAGAACTGCTAAAGGTGCTCAAACTGCAGATCGTAATTTAAAAGGTGCTGCTCGTACTTCCTCTAATTCAACTAAAAACTTTTCAAAAATGGCACAAGGAATTAGTGGAGGACTTGTGCCTGCCTATGCAACTCTTGCAGCTCAAGTATTTGCGGTTACGGCAGCATTTCAATTTTTACAAAATGCTTTTGATTTTACAAACCTTATTCGCGGCCAAGAAGCATTAACTTTAACTACTGGAGTAGGATATAAAACTATTTCAAATGCCCTTGTAGAGGCAACAGAAGGACAATTAAAATATTCAGAAGCAGCTAGAGCTGCAGCAATAGGAACAGCAGCAGGACTAACTTCTGGCCAATTAACAGAGTTAGGAACTGCTGCAAAAAATGTTTCTCTTGCTTTAGGAAGAGATTTAACAGACTCTTTCAATCGTCTAGTGAGAGGTGTTACAAAGGCAGAACCAGAACTTTTAGATGAATTAGGTATTATACTACGTTTAGATACTGCAACTAGAAATTATGCTGCTGCAATAGGAAAACCTGTTTCTCAACTTACAACATTTGAAAAAAGTCAAGCAGTTGTAAATGAAGTCTTAACGCAGGCAGAGCAAAAATTTTCAGCTTTAGAAGAGGTAATGGATCCTGATGCTTTTGCATTAAATCAATTTACTCGTTCGTTTGACGAACTGCTAAACACTTTAAGAAGGGGAATTACAGAAGGTCTTACCCCTGTATTTCAATTTTTAAACAAAAATACAGGCGCTTTAGTTGCGGCCTTAGCTTTATTTGCAGTTCCTATTGTAAAATCTATTATACCAAATTTGGAAGATTGGGGAACCTCTGCTACTGAAGCAGCTAAAAAACAAAAGGAAGCTTATCAAGAGTCTGCTGCAAACTTAAAGAAATTAACCTCTGTTACTGAGGCGGAATTTACAAAACAAAAATCAGTATCAAAATTACAAAAAAGACTTCAGGGATTAGAGTTTAGAAAAGGAAGTGCGGGAGCACAACTTCAATCGGGAGAACAAATAAGCCTTAGACAAGCGGTAGGGCTGAGATCAAGTCTTGAAAAAGAAACCGGAGCTTTTAAGGGAATAGACCCAAGAGCGAAGCAAAGAATTAAAGCAGATCTGGATAATATTGTAAATAATAGTAAAAAAGCCACAGATACAATTAAAAGGCATTGGAAAACAACCGGAGGTGTTTTAAAGATAGCAAGTGCGGGAGTGGGCACAGCTTGGAAAGGTGCGATGAGAGGAATTGCAACAGCAAGTGCTTTTGCAGCAAAGGCTGTTGATAAGGCTTTTAAAGCAATTTCTTTTATTGGAATTCTTTTTCTCATAAAAGATTTTGCAGTCCAAGCATACAACTTTATACAAGAAAAGTTTTTTAACAAAGTGAAAGAAGGCAATGATGAATTAGCGCTTCAAACAGAAAGAGTTTTAGGAAAGTATAGTAGCTTGGAAGAGGAACTATCCAGGTCTCGACAAGGAAGAGATTTAGGTATAATGTCCTTACGTCAAGAAGTGGAGAGTTTAGGCAATGCTCTTGCAACAGCAGATGTATTAAATTTCGCTCTCGACATTAATGAAATAGATAGAAGCAGTACAGAAGCTGTTGCAACTTTATCAGGAATTGCATCAGAATTAGTAAAAATAGATAAAGAATTTCAGCCGTTACTAACTTCCTTAGAATCTGGAGCAGATTTAACAGAAGCTCAAATAGCAGAACTTACTAAACTTTCTAATTCATATATAGAAGCCTCTCAAGCTAGTCAAAATTTGGTAAGATCTCAAGAACAGCTTACAGCAGATTTACAAAAACTTATTGGAACCCCAACTGCTACTATTGTAGACCAAGTTTTACAGACCAGTCAATCAAGGCTACAAGAATCTGTAACTGTTTTAAATGCGGCCCAAAAAAGAATAGATTCGGAGCTAGCAAAAATAGAAACAGCTACAGATGAAGTAAAAGAGTTTGTGCGTCAAGGATTAGGAGAGCAAGAGCAATTAGATGCTTTAAATGAGACAGTAGTAACTAACGTTACAAATTTTACTAATTTAGCCCGAATACGTCAGACACTATTAGAAAATCAAGATACTCAGTTAAGAAACGAAAGAGAAATTTTAAAGCAAACAACTCTAGGTATAACTTTTGAAGATAAGAAAATTAATCTACAAACAAAAGCTCTAGCAAGAGATAATAAGGTATTACAAGCTCGTCAAGCAATTATCGGAGCAGAAGCAAAATTAGAAGGGCTTCGTCAGCAAGGAGTAGATGCTCAAGATGTACGCCTGCTCGGAGCAGAACGAGAACTCGCTTTAGCAGAAGAAAGATTAGGAGTAGTAGAAGATCAAAATTTCTTAGATGAAATGCGTCAAGAGATGGAAGAGTACCAACTAGACACTCAAGAAAGGCTTCTAAAAAATAAATACGATCAATTAGCTGCTACAAAGCAACTGAATGCTTTGCAACTGCAAAGACTAAGAATAGAATCTGGAATTGTTTCTTTTGGATTTACTCAAGCTAGGCAACAAAGAGAAAATGAGATAAGAGCTTTAAAAGCTCAAAGATTAGTCGCATCACAAGAGTTAGAAGCAGCTAGAATAAGACTATCTAGGCGAGAATTTTCTGATCCTAATCAAATTCAAGCAGATGAAGCTGCTGAAGTAGCAGCGTTACAGAGAATAGCAACTCTTAATCAACAATTAAATATACAAGAAAGAATTGCTGATTCTACAATTAATTCTGTCAAAGCAGAAAATGAGCTGACACAAGCAAAAATAAATGCAATATCTTTTAATCCTATTCAACAAGCCTTCGAGGAAAAGTTGATAGATCTTAAAAAACAAGGTGTAGAGCTAAGTTTAATAGATCAAGAAAATTTGTTGAATGAGATTACTGCCCAGCAAGAACTAATGCTTTTACTAGAAAATAAGCAGCAAATATTTACATCTATAACTGATAATATCAGTAATGGCTTAACAAGTATAATTGATGGAACTAAATCTGTTAAACAAGCATTTGCTGATATGGCTTTAAATATCTTACGAGATATTGCTCAAATGATAGTTAAAATGATGGTATTTAGAGCAGTTAGCTCTTTCCTGTTGCCTGCAGGACCAACTCTTCCGCCTTCTTTTGGAAGTTTAGATGCTGCTAGTAGTATCAATACGGCGGGAGTAGCAAGAAATGGCGGTGTATTTTCAGAAGGAAGAAAAATGTCCTATGGAGTCGGAGGAATTGCAAGAGGGCCTAATAGTGGTTATCCTGTAACTCTTCACGGCACAGAAGCAGTAGTTCCGTTACCGGACGGAAAGTCTATTCCTGTTCAAATGAGCGGAACAAATCAACAAAATAATGTTACTGTAAATGTAGCGATTGATAATCAAGGAAACGCTTCTACAAATGTAGACCAGAATGGTCAAGGAGCAGATATTGGAAAAGCTGTTGCACGAGCAGTACAACTAGAACTTCAAAATCAAAAACGATCCGGCGGAATACTTAGCCCCTATGGAGCAGCATAATGGCACTTGGATTTACAACAACTTCTACTTATGGAAGCAGAGACATTTTACCTGATAGAGGGCTTCAGAGACAGTCTACGCCTAGAGTATTAGTTGCTCGTTTTGGTGATGGGTATGAACAACGTATAGCAGATGGAATTAATTCTATTGATGAAATATTTAATGTTACTTTTAATAATCGTACAAAAGAAGAGATAGATGATATTACAGGATACTTAGGTTCCTTAAATGGAACAACTGCATTTAGCTATACAATTCCAGATAGCAATAACGGCGGAGAAACTACAATCAAAGTAGTTTGTGATACTTTTGCACAAAACTATTCTTACGATGATTTTTATTCTGCATCAGCAACTTTTAGAAGAGTATACGAAGCATGAGTGAACTAATCAGTTCAGTACAACTTCAGGATCCAGGAAGTGAATTAGTAGAGCTATACGAACTTGTGGTCGGCAGCTCTACTCTATATTTTCATTCTGGACTTGAAGAAGATTTAACAACTGTTCAATTTCGAGATAGAACAAGTCCGTATACAGTTAGAACTTATACAGCTTTTCCTATTGAAATGGACGGAGTAGAAATGTCTGCGGATGGAGCAATAAATCGTCCTACTCTTACGGTAGCCAATGTAACAAATGTATTTTCTTCTGCAATTGGAAATGTAAGACCTGAAGACTTAGTTGGAGAACGACTAACAAAAAGAACAACTCTTAAAAAGTATTTATATGGAGAAAGCGGAGACGCTTCACCTCCTGTAGAATTTCCTATAAAGAAATTTATACTCGATAGAATCTCTGGTGAGAATAATGTAGCAGTTACATATGAACTTGCTGCTCCTTTTGATCTTTCAGGAATTAAAATACCGAATCGTCAAGTAATTGGAAAGTATTGTTCTTGGCAATATCAAGGGTACTCGCTTAGTGAAAAAGGTGGATGTATTTGGAATAAAAATAGTTTAGTGTCCTATGCAGATGGAAGCGGAGGAGTAAATACTCATAAAGCTTACTTTACACAAGATAATGAACCCATAGTTCCCTCCGGAAGTGCTAATATGGGTTCTTGGGGATCTGCCGGAACAGATTATTTTGAGTATTCAGTCTATAATGCTTCTACAGCATACTCTGTAGAAGATTATGTAGAATATAATGATGGAACACAAACAACTGTATGGAAATGTATTATTGCAGGAACAGGAAATACACCGTCTACAAGTTCTAGCTATTGGGAGAAGGGCGACATATGCGGAAAGACACTAGACTCTTGCAAATGCAGATTTCAATATGTTCCCTATAGTGCTGCAAGCGCAAATCAAGTTCCAACTACAAACAAAGACACAGCAAAACCCTTACCTTTTGGGGCCTTTATAGGCAGCAAGAAGTTTAGATGATAGAAGAGATTAGAGAACATTTTAGTAATGAGTATCCAAAAGAGGCTTGTGGTGTAATTGGAATAGTAAAAGGAAAGAAACAATATTTTCCTTGTAAGAATTTAGCAACAGAAGATGAAGATTTTATTCTTGATCCAAATGATTATATTTCTGTAAAAAGAAAAGCTGATATATTTGCTATAGTTCATGATCACGTTGAATATACAAACGAAGCTAGTGAGAACGATAAAAAATACTGTAATTCTTTAGGAGTACCATATTACATATTTAGCTACCCAAGTATGGAGTTAAATATACTCGAACCAGAAATAAAAGTAAATGCTTTAATTGGGAGAGAGTATGAGTTTGGTAAGTTCGACTGTTTAGAAGCCTGTCGTGATTATTATAATGAAGAACTAGATATACAGTTGCCTAAAAGGTTACTTCCATATGTTGATGATTGGTGGAAACTTGGACACGACTATTTTACAGATGAGCATATAAAAGAATGGGGATTTACAAAAGTATACAATTTACTTCCCAATGATTTACTAATATTTACAATGGGGTCTTTAGTAGGAAATCATTGTGGAATTTATTTAGGAAACGATATATTTTTTCACCATGCAGTCAATAGACTTTCATGCAGAGAAAATTTGTACCCTCTTTGGAAAAGGTACTTAACTGGAATATATAGATATGAAACGTAATATTTATCTCGAAGGAGAAATTGGACTAAAATTTGGAAGAAAGCACTCTTTTCATGGAGAGAGTGTTCGAGATGCTTTACGTCTTATTCAAGCAAATAATCCAGAATTAAGAAAGTATCTTATAGCTTGTGCAGAAGCAGATATAGGTTTTCATATTGAAGTAGGCAGTAATGAAGTTGAAACTCCTTTAGAATGTTTACTTCCTTTACGAGAAGGTGATGTAGTAATTACTCCAGTCGCTTCTGGATCTAAGTCTGGCGGTGCAAAAATTCTCACCGCAGTAGCAATTGCAGCCTTAATGTTTGCTATGCCAGGTAGTATAGGCGCTTTAATGAGCGGAACAGCTTTTGGAGCAACTGCAGGTTCAACGGCTGCCGGACTACAAGCATTCGCAGCACTTACAGCCGCAAGTCTTGCTGTAAATTTAGCAATTACTGGTATTCAGCAACTCATGGCTCCTGATCCTTCTGTAGATGAAGAAGATGAAGGCTATCTATTTAACGGGTCTCAACGAAACATTGTAGAAGGTATGCCCATACCTCTTCTTTATGGAGAGCTACGCGTTCCAGGACATCCAGTTTCTTTTGAAGTAGTGGGAGAAAATACAAGAGTAAGTTCTTCTATAGAAGAAATGGATGACGCAGGTAATGTATTTGATGGAGGACTTTATCAAGATCCTGTTGTAACTTCTCAACTCGGAGGTATGCCTCAAACTGATGGAGCAATGGATGCAATGCTTGTAGGTGAAGGCCCCACTTCTATTGCCAGCTCTCCTATAAATTTCGGAGAAGTTGAACATCTTCCTTCTAACTTTCAAGAAGCTGTATTTACTGATATTATTTCTGAAGGCCCTATTTATGGATTAGTAGATGGAGGGGAGTCTGTATTCTTAAATGACGATCCGAGTCAGCTAACAAAACAAGCATTTATACAGGCATCAAAGACTCCTGTTACTTTTTCATTTACAAATGGAAGCACTTCAGTAACGATAAATAAGAATAATTACACAAAATCAATTCAAGCAGATACAGATAACGGAAGTAAATATATTGTAATAAGAGCTTTAGATACTAAAAGTGCTACAGTTGCTCTTTCAAGTTTATCAAATACCAAATCTGTAACTATTACCGCAAGCAGCGCCTTTTTTGCTTCTAACTATGTATACAATCCAAATAATCCGAGTATTGTTCCTGTAATTCGCCTACTTGATTCGAACTCTACAACTGTTTTTCAAGGATATGTACAAACTTTTACCTCTAGCACTGTGGCTGTCTGTACTCCTTTTTCTGGGTCAGACTTAAATCCTGCATTGACAAGTGGAAGCTATACGGTTGTTTTAGATGGTAAACTCCAAGTCGCTTCTGTAGCTGCAAACGAAACATCTTTAACACTTTCATCTAACTTTGCTGGAAATACTGGAACCTATAAATGTGATTTTGTAAGTACAGATTATGGTAAAACTTCTTTAGAAGATTCACTATCTCAAGGTTCTAAGTATGATAGTTTTGCCGTACAATTTCGTACAGGACAACTTACTCAACCTTCATTTACTGAGGTTGGTAATACTGGGCCTGGCGTAACAGCAATAACAAATACTCCTTCGAATACAAGTATAGATCTTACTTGTACAACTTATAATGACACTGCCTGTTCATTAGAAGATAGCTCAAATGCCACAAGAGAGTATACAACAGGAGCTGCAGGATTTAATTTGACTCAGGCACAGATAGAGCAGGCAGATCAAATACGAGTTACTTTCTCGTATCCACAACTTTGGAATAGAAATGAAAAAGGCGAGCAAACAGAAGCTACAGCCCGATATACAGCTTATATAGCAATTGAACAAAATGGATCTTTTGGAAGTTATCAAGAAATAACAGATACTTGGGAACATCAAGGAAGATCTAATGCTCCTCTTACTTTTAATCATGTTATAGATCTAAAGAAATATCAGCCTTTTACAGATTTTAAACTTAAGATTACTCGAACAACTTACAGTAATCTTGCTTATAATGCACAAACAAATACTTGGAATCAAAACTATACAACTCAATCTGTGGGCAGTATTACTTCGTTAAGCACAATTATAAAAGAAAATCTTACTTATCCTTTGACAGCGATGGCAAAGATACGACTAAACTCTAGAGATTTTCAACAGCTTCCTACTCGTACTTATCACTGTAAGGGATTAAAAGTAAAAGTACCTTCCAACTATGTTACAAGAGAAGAAAGTACAGAAACAGATAATGCACCTTCTTACAAAAGAAATGTAAGCAATGGTTCTATAGAAAGCACATATCAAGACTGGGATGGAAACTTTCGTGCAGATAAAGTTTATACGAATAATCCTGCTTGGATTTTTTACGATATTCTTACTAATAATCGTTACGGGTTAGGAGATTGGTTAGCAGAAACCGATATAGATAAGTACGCACTTTATAGAATTGCTAGATATTGTGACGAAATGGTAGATGATGGAAATGGAGGTACAGAACCTCGATTTACTACCAATGTATATCTTACAAAAGCAACCGATGCGTACAAAGTTGTAAAAGATTTAGCTTCTATCTTTAGAAGCATGATCTATTGGCTTGATGGAGAGATCTACACTGTTATAGATCAGCCAGGAGATCCTGTATATAACTTTTCAAAAGCTAATGTTATAGATGGAGCTTTTTCCTACGAAACTACGGGTAGCAAGACTCGTGCAAATCAAATAATTGTAACTTGGAATAATCCAGATGCTAATTACAAACTTGAAAATCTTATAGTAGAAGACCGTCAAAATATAATAAAAACGGGCAGACTTATTTCTGAAAATGCAACAGCTTATGGAGCAACTTCAGAAGGACAAGCTCTTCGTTACGGTCGCTGGAAGTTATGGACTGCGGTAAATCAAACCGAAATCGTCAGCTTTAAGACTGCAATCAATGCGGCTTTTCTTGCGCCCGGAGATATAATCAATGTACAAGACTCTGATAGACATCCGGGCAATCTAAAATATAGCGGACGAGTAAGTAATACAGGAACACCTACAACTACTTCTATACCTTTAGATAGAAGTATAACTCTTAATTCTGGATCTACATATGAACTGACCGTTGGTTTTACAGACTCTGTAGCTACTCTCGCACAGGACTCTGCAACAATAGGAAGCACATCATACAGTAGAGGCGATATTATTGATATATCTACTATTGATACTGATTCAGAGGCTTCAAATATTGTTGATGATAGTGGAAACTATGTAGATATTACCTGGAAGCCATATACAAACGTAGAAACTGGAACAGTTACTACTTCTCCCGGAACTGTATCTTCTTTAACAGTTTCTTCTGCGAGTGCTTTTACAACTGCTCCAACTGCTGAAAGCTTATGGCTATTACGAGAAACCATAGGCGGAGTAGAGGTGCTTGGATCTAAGAAAATGTATAAAATTCTTAGTATAGCAGAAGAAAGCAAGAATGAATATGGAATCACTGCAGTAGAGTTTTATAATGAGAAATATGATTCTGTAGATGCTGATTTTACATTATCTACTACAGATCCACTTTTTTCTAATCCTGGAGCAACTGATGTAATACCTGCACCTACAAACGTCTATGCTCATGTTAGCGATCTTAATTCAGGAATTGTTAGCAATGATATAATTTTTTACTGGGACACTCCTACATTTGCAGGAGATAATGTAAGCACAGAGTATAGGTACGTAGACTACTACTTAGTTAGTGCAAATATTCCAGGCTTTCCTGCGTCTCTAAAAGTTTCAAAGGAACGAAGAAGTTTAATTGCATATGATTTACCTGTAGGAACATTTACTGTAGGAATTCAGACAGTTTCTATAAATGGAAAAATGTCTGAAAAAACAAAAACTACTTTTACAATCGAAGATCCTGCTCGACAAGCAATACCACGAGCATTTGGTATGGCTCTAGGAGCAACTGTTTCTTCCCCTGCTTTTATAACCTCTACAGGAACTTTTACTTTTGAAGATAAAGAATACTTTATTTCTCCTGCAGGAGATCCTCAACTCGTCAAAGAATTTGATGGTAGTCCTGCGTCTGAATATACTCAAGACTGCTCGAATATTGCTTCTGTAAATTTTTCTGCAATTACAAATGAGATAGAGAAACAGCTTTCCTCTCATTATGTAATGTTTGATGCAGATGCTTCCGATCCTTTAACTTTGATAAAATACTATAGAGATGATGATTTAGGTTACGGATATTTTTATGATGCAGGAACGGGAAATACAACTCATACAAGCAACTGGACAGCGCTGACAGGAACTGTAAGTGTCGCAGCAAATTCTAATCGAGTAGTAGGATCTTCTACATCTTTTTCTAGCGAGTTAACGGTTGGGGATATTATTAAGTTTAGCAGCACTCAAGCTGCTCGAGTTATCTATGTAGCCTCAGACACAGATGTAAGAATTGATAAAAGCTTTACTACTGCAATTTCTGCGGGGACGACCGCGTATGAAAACACTTTTAAGTTTGATAAAGATCAAGACGCAGTAATCGCACAAATACGAAATGATAGTGGAACATTCAGATACTTTCCTGTAAGTCTCAATATAAACCCTGACTTAGGAAAACTACCTCGAAGTGTAATTATTACTGCGGACCCAACGTTTTTTAATTTTGACAGCAGTGGCACCTTAACAACAAGCTACACAAATGTAGTTCTTACTGCTACAGCTTTTGGATATAAAAATCCTGTATTTAAATTTACCGGAGCGGGCTTTACAAACTCTGAAATATCACAATCTGCTGATACAGTTTTTTCAGCGGGAACAAATTTTGTAGCAACTAAAACTCTTGATAAAGTAAGCACTTATTCTGCCACAGATTTAGCATTTACTGTTACAGTTGCAGAAGAACTAGATGAAAGTAATACAGACAAACAAAGCAGTGCAAATATTACAATTCCTTTTGTACAAGACGGTGCAGGAGGAGCTGCAGGTAAGCTTGTTCGTCTCACCTCAGACGATTATTCTGTAGTATATGAAACAGCTACAGACGGAACTACATCAAATCCTTCTCCTAGTGGTACGCTTACTTTTACAGCGACTGCTTCAAATTTTACAGATCCTTATTTTAAGTTTACAGGAGATGGAATCACAGACGAAACTTCTTATACAGACGGCACTGGAGACACGGATACTTTTACTTATAGTATACCTTCAAGTACAACAGGATGGGCAGGAAACCCTCTAACAATTCGTGTAGGAGTTTCGGAAGCTGCGGATTCTACTACAGAAGTTGCATTTGATACTATATCAATATTCTATGTTGCTGAAGGCGCAGATGGTGATGATGGTATTGATGGCTATACAGTAATTGTTACAAACTCTGCTCATTCTTTTACGGCGAACAGCTCCGGAACTGTTACTAGCTACTCAGGGTCTGGAACAGATATAGAAGTTTATAGAGGAAGCACTCAATTAAATAGTGTAAGTGGTACTCCAACTACAGATCAATTTTCTGTTAGTGTAAGTGCAAGTGGAATTACTGCAGGTACTCCAAGTGTAGCTGGCACACAATATACGATTGGAGATCACAGTAATATGACTGGCACAAATGCCACTATTACTTATACTCTTAATCTAGAAGGAACTACAAGTGGAACAGTAAAACAAACTTTTAGTAAGTCTACTGCAGGAGCTGATGGAGCGCCTGGAGCAACTGGAGATGATGGATTAAGATTTGCAGAAGGTTACGTATATTATAATACTGCAACTACTTCGGCACCTTCAGGCCCTGGAAGCGGTACATTAACTTGGTCAACTGGAGCTATTTCAGGAATGAACTCTGGCTGGCAACAAAGTCCTCCAGAGATGGGAGCAGGCGCAAGTGGCCAATACTACTATGCGCGATGGACAGCGCAGCAAACATCTGATACCGATACTACAAACAGTGTTACTTTTGGGTCGGTAACTCTTGGACATAACTTTGAAGGACTTGTAACTTTTAGTTCGGGAGACTTTCAATTAGATGGTTCCACAATTACTACTATTGATGGTGGTAATATTACTACAGGGACTATTAGTCTCCAAGCTCTGAACTCTAGCACTTCATTCTCTGAAAGCAATCATACCTTTGCTCTAGCCACCACAGGTCTTAGTATCGGTGGTACTAGCTATGATACTACTGCTAAATTTGTTTCTAGTCATGCTGGAGACTGTACTGCTCTATTCTGTCAATATACCGGAAGTGACACAGATTCTTTTGGACTCGCTTCTGTAACAGATGCAGGACAAGCCGCGGGTTTTTCATATGGAAATAGTGGAACTTATGGGTTTGGAGGAACAAACTATTTAACAGTATGTAATGCTAGCTACTTATTTCAAGGTTTTGGAGGCTCTTCTACAGAGACCTTTTCAGTTGCAAATGATGGTACTATAAAAATAGGAAATTCTACTTTTGTAAATTCCTCTCGAAACATAACTTGCGGTACTATAAATTCGGGGGCTTTAACAGTTACCGGAGCAATTACAGCAACTGGTGATGTTACCGCCTTCTACAGTTCTGACCGAAGAATGAAGGACAACGTTACTCCGATCGAAAACTCACTTGAAAAAGTAACTCAACTAGGAGGATATGAGTTCGATTGGAATCACGTATCTCCCTATGAAGGAATGCACGACATCGGTGTAATCGCACAAGAAGTATTAAAAGTCGCACCAGAAGCTGTAGCAAAACGAGAAAATGATATGCTTGCAGTTCGGTATGAAAAACTGGTACCGCTTTTGATTGAAGCAATCAAAGACTTGAAAGAAGAAATAGAGGAACTAAAGCGTGGCTCTTCAAAGTAGTGGTGCGATAAGCATTCAAGATCTCAAAACTGAATTTGGAGATACAGGATCTTCTTCTCTGAGCGAGTTTTACAGAGGAGGAAGTCTTGTTCCAAATACAGGTACAAACGCTGCCGTTCCTACAAGCGGAGAAATAAGTCTTACTGATTTTTACGGAGCCGCAGCAACTGCTGAGTCTTGGCAGTGGGTACAAACTTATACTTCTATGAATGAAGGAGTTACACGTACTTTTCAATTTGAAGATGTAAATGACATTATTACAAGCGGAAGTTTTAGCTGGAGTATTAACGGAACTACAGCAGATTTTAATGCAGTAAGCGGCACGGGAACAATCTCTGCAACTAGTCAAGGTAGTTTTTCAGTTACAACAAAAAATGATGCCACTACAGAAGGAACAGAAAATTATACTCTTAGTGTAAGTTATGGCGGTAGTACAATTCTTACTCAAGCCTTTTCTGTATTGGATACTTCTCTTACTCCGGTTACAATTAATGTAGCAAGAAGCACAACATCTGTAAATGAAGGAAGTGCTTTTACGTTTTATGCGACTGCAACAGCAGCAATTTCAGGTACAGTAAATTTTAGTTTAGGAGGAACTGCAACTGGAGGAGGTACAGACTATACTACAAGTGGAGCGTCAGGATCCTTTACATTTAGCAATAGCACAACATCAAATACTGTAACAGTATCAACTATTGCAGATAATAGTACAGAAGGAAGCGAAACAGTTTCTTGCACAATTAGTAGTCCCAGTGTGAGCGGTTTCGATCCTACTATTGGCACTGGAGTACTCGCTGTTGTAATTAATGATACTTCTGTTACTCCTTCATATGCTTTGACTCGTAGTACCTCTTCTGTAAATGAGGGAGGATCTTTTACAATTACTTTCACTACGAATCAAAGTGGAAGTTTTGCGTATACAATTTCAGGAGTTAGTTCTGCTGATATTAATGGTGCAAGTTTAACAGGAAGTGTAACAAATAATGATGTTCTTACTTTCAATGTTACCGAAGATGCCACCACAGAAGGAACAGAAACATTTAACATAGCTTTAAATAATGGTCAAGCATCTACGTCTGTTACAATTAACGATACTTCTACAGCTCCTACATTCGATTTTAGTGCAGCTTCGTACAATGTAACAGAAGGACAATCTTCTACAATTACAGTAAATACTACAAATGTATCAAACGGAACTACATTATATTGGAGTCTTGCAAGCGATCCAGGAAATGACATAATTACTGATAGTGGATCTTTTACTATAAGTAGTAATACGGGCAGCTTCAGTGTATCTGCTCTTTTTGATTCAGCATATACGGAAAGTACAGAAACTTTAACTCTTCAGCTAAGAACTGGAAGCACTTCAGGAACTATACAAGATACTGCCAATCTAAATATTATAAACGTAGGAGGTCCAAGCGTTACTACAGGAACTACTACTTATAGAACTTATATTACAGGGAACACTTCAGGTGCAGAGCTACTAGCAGTAGCACAGACACACATTTTAGTTACAAGTTCAAGTTCTGGAATTACAGTAACTCTTGACGGAGTTGATGATGGAGATGGAAGCTTTGGTTCTTTACAGACAAACAGTGGAAATCCTGCAGCAGCTTATACAGTCTCGGCCCCCGGAAGCAACTTAAGCTCTTATAGAATAGCAGCTACAGGAGGAAGTGGCCCTACAAGTGGAGGAACATCTCCTGCAACAAGTTCTACTACGGGAACGTCCCCCGGCTATAGTGCTCTTGCAGATAATACGAGTTATAGTGTTGGAACTTCTCGAGGTTCTTATATGGAAGTTACTTCAGAAGTATATGCAGAAAGTGCTCCTTCATCGTCTGAAATAGATTGGACTATTAATGCCGCTTTCTATTTTACAGATAGCTTCGGAACAGAAAGCGGACCTTATAATTTTACAATAAGGGCTACTGCTATAATATCAAACTAATATGTTAAATTTAAATCATTTGGTGTCATTTAAAGCCCATAGAATCTCTGGTACTTCTTATAGAGTTTCTGCGTATAAAGAACACCCAGAATTTGTGGAGTATGAGTTTCAAACTTTTACAAGTTCAGAAGATGACTATAGGAACGATGAAGCGGTTATGTCTTACCTGGACGAATTGTATGAGCGATATGCTTACCCATATACCACCTAAAAAATATTTCTTGACTAAGTATGTGTCATTTGCTATAATTTTACCATGGAGACGTTTACATGAGTGCCGGTACTTATAATATAACAATCGATCAGGGAACAGACTTTGTTTTAGACTTAGCAGTAAAAGAGAATGATGCTGCTTTTGACTTAACAGGGTACTCAGCTCGTGCTCAACTTAGAAGAACAAAAGAAGATACTTCTGCTACAGCAACTTTTAGTTGCACGGTAGTAAGTGCTTCTGCAGGAACAATTAAAATGGAGTTAGATAACTCTACTACTTCAAGCATCAGTGAGGGGTCTTACTATTACGATTTAGAAATTTATACTGCAGCCGATGCTATCGTTCAAAGAATTATTCAAGGCTCTGCTTCCGTTACAAGAGAGATTACTCGGTAATGGCTTTTTCAGTAGTAATTACTGATAGAAATGAGACGTCTACTATTGCTTTAAATTTTGCTATAGTTGATAATTCTGGTGTTGTTAGCTCTACAAATATAATTGTAGATGCTTACAATACTATTTCTAGTGGAACACTACAATCCGCATTAGAACATTTAGCAGATCAAAGTTTTAAAACTACAGAAGCACCGTCTGGTAGTTCTCTCTCTGAGGGAGACACTTGGTACGATACAGACGACGAACAATTATACGTTTATAGAGAAACAAGCGCAGGAGTGTACGAATGGGTTCCTATAATATTTGGAGATTCCGACAGTGATACTTTTGACTCAGGCAATTTTTAATGGCAGTTACTTCAGTAGTAGTTAGTAATCCTACTCGTTCAGTTACAATTACGGATAGAACAAGAGATGTTACAGTATCAACTGTAGCACTTCCTTCTTCGTCATCTTCAGTTACTGCTTCTTCTGTGAGTGTTACTCCATATGGAACTATTTCTTCTACAACCTTAGAAGGAGCTTTGCAAGAATTAGCAGATCAAAATTTTAGATCTTCTAGTGAACCAACTGGAGACAATTTAGAAGAAGGAGATATTTGGTATAATACTTCTACAGAGCAGTTTTATGTTTATAGAGAAGTAAGTACGGGAGTATTTGATTGGGTCCCAATTTTATTGGGAGCCGCAGGAGGAGATTCGGATACTTTAGATGCCGGAGCTTTTTAGGGGATATTAAATGACAGCAACACTTAAGATTAAAAGAAGTACGAGTACTGCGGCTCCAACGTCTTTGGCAAATGGAGAATTAGCCTATTCTGCAAATAGTAATAAGCTATTTATAGGTCGTCCTGGTGGCACCACAGGGGATATTGATGCAATTGGAGGTAAGCTCTATGTCGATATGCTCGATCATACTGCAGGTACTCTTACAGCCAGCAGCGCTCTTGTAGTAGATGCGAGTAGTAAGATTGATAATTTTAATGTAGATAACTTGAATTTTAATGGAAATGCAATTATTTCTACAGATACAAATGGAGATCTTACACTAACACCAAATGGAACAGGCGATTTGGTTCTTGATGGAGTAAACTGGCCACAAGCAGATGGTTCTGCAGATGAGTACTTGAAGACTAATGGATCTGGACAGCTTTCTTGGGCTGCGATTCCTTCAGGCAGTTTTACTCTTTCTGATGATCAAGGTACTCCAAATACTGACACTTTTAGCACTGGAGAAACTTTAACCTTTGCTAGCGGTACTGATATTACCACTACGGTGTCTAATAACCAAGTTTCTATTGCTTACTCTGGTAATACTCCTGCAATTTATGATAATTCAGGTACCCCTGCTCTTTATACTGGAATTACAGCAGCAGAAGTTCGTACTCTTATAGGAGTCGATGCTTCAGGAACAGATAATTCTACAGATGTTACTCTTGCAGGCTCTTACGATTATCTAACTCTTAGTGGTCAGCAAATTACTTTAGGACAAGTTGATCTGACTACTGATGTAACTGGAGCACTTCCTAATGGAAATCTGGCTAATAGTTCTTTAACGGTTGGCTCAACTTCTATATCTTTGGGAGGCACTTCTACTACTCTTGCAGGACTTACAGAAGTAACAGTTGATAATATTCAAATAGGTGCGAGTGCAGTAAATGAAATTGATACTTCAAGTGGAAATCTTGTACTTGATTCCGCTGGAGGCACTGTTGAAGTTGATGATAATTTGACAGTAGCAGGAAACTTGACTGTAAATGGTACTACAACTACAGTTAACTCTACTACGGTTACTTTAGATGATCCTATTTTTACTCTTGGTGGAGACACTGCTCCTACTTCAGACGATAATAAAGATCGCGGTATTGAATTTCGATATCATACAGGTTCAGCAGCTAAAGTAGGTTTCTTTGGTTTTGATGATTCAACAGGTAAATTTACTTTTATTCCAGATGCTACTAACTCTTCAGAAGTATTTTCAGGTACTAAAGGAGACTTAGATATTAATGGATTGGGTCTTGCAGGCTCGATTACTTCTATTGACGGTTCTGCTCCTACAGATGGACAACTTTTAATTGGTCATACTGCAAATGGAGATATGGAACTTGCTACCCTAACAGCAGGTGAAGCAATGACAATCACAAATGCAGCAGGAGGAATAACTCTCGCTGTAGAGGATGCCACTTCTCTAAATAAAGGTGTAGCATCTTTCAATAGCACAGAATTCTCTGTAAGTAGTGGAGCAGTTAGCTTAGCTACTATAGATGGAGGCACCTACTAATATAAACATTTAACTCCTGCGTATATACGCAATTTTTAGGAGAGCCACATGGCACAAACAGTTAAATTAAAACGCTCTGCAACCCAGGGTGCTGCTCCCTCAACGTCTGATCTGGCGTTGGGGGAAGTTGCTATCAATACCTATGATGGCAAAATGTATATCAAAAAAGATGACGGTACTGCCTCTGTTGTAGAAATAGGCGGTGCTGCTTCTGGTGCATATACTAAATATTCTTATACTGCTACATCTTCTCAAACTACCTTTTCTGTATCGTATGCTGTAGGGTATGTAGATGTATGGTTAAATGGTGTAAAACTTGATACATCTGACTTCACTGCCACAAACGGATCTTCTATAGTATTGGCAAGCGGAGCAGCTTCAGGAGATCTTTTTGAAGCAATCTCTTGGAATGTAGCAAATTTACAGCAAAATGCTTACACTAAGTATTCTTATACAGCTACTGCATCTCAAACTACTTTTTCTGCTGATTATACTGCTGGATTTGTAAATGTGTATCTTAATGGCGTGCTTTTACTAGATTCTACAGAATATACAGCTACAAATGGAACTTCTGTAGTATTATCTTCAGGAGCAGCTTCAGGAGACTCTATAGTTATAGAAGCTTTTAGCACGTATTCTTCTTCTTCAGCAGTCCCTTCTCAAACTGGTAACTCAGGATACTTTTTAACAACAGATGGTACAAATACTAGTTGGGCAGAAGTAGCTACAGATCGATATAATAGTGATGCTGTAACTACAAATACTACGCTTGATGCAGATACTCATTATTTTACTGGATCAGGCACATCAATAAATGACGGTGTTTTGTTAACAATTCCTGCTAACTCACTGTTAGAGGTTAAATACTACAGCGCAGGAAAATCTTTATAGGTGAATAATTATGGGAATTAAACTAGTCTCAGCAAGTGGTAGTATTACTGTAAACCCAGAAGATGGATCTGGGGATACTACTGTAACTTTGCCACGATCAGGTATTGGTACTGTATCTTCATTAAGTGATCTAAGCGTAACATCCACTGCGACAGAACTCAATTTATTGGATGGAGTCACTGCTACTACAGCAGAACTCAATATACTAGATGGTGTTACTGCAACCGCTACAGAACTAAATTACAATGATATTACAACTTTAGGAACTACAGAAGCCTCCAAAGTCGTCACAGCAGACGCTAATGGTGTAGTAATCTTTGATAACGGTATATCTGAAGAGTACACAGCAGTCACTTCAAGCTCTAATGCTACTACTTGTAATCTTCAAGATGGTACGAACTTTTCTCACACACTAACTGAGAACACCACGTTTACTTTTTCAAACCCAGCGGCTAGTGGCAAGTCTTCTTCATTTACCTTGAAACTAGTACAAGATGCAAGTGCTTCAGGATTTACAGTGACTTGGCCTGCAGCAGTTGATTGGCCAGCGGCTACAGCACCCACACTTACGGCAACTGCGAGTGCGGTTGATTACTTTGTATTTATTACACATGACGGCGGTACTACTTGGTACGGCTTCACAGCAGGACAGGCTCTCGCATAATGAGTAAAAAGCTAATACAAGCAGCAGCAGGTAACGCAACTGGTGAAGCCGTCTATGTGGATGACCTCTTCACCACGACGTTATACAAAGGTAGCGGATCGTCTCAAAATATCGTCAACAATATTGATCTTGATGGCGAAGGAGGGATGGTTTGGATAAAAGACAGGGAAGTTGCTTATTGGCATCAAATTGCTGACACAGAACGTGGCGCTAATAAAATGCTGTCCGCAAACAGTAGCAACGCTGAATCATCTAGGACGCAGCATCTTACTTCTTTCAACAGCAATGGATTTACTGTCGGCAGTGACAACGATGTCAATTATAGCAATTCCGCACTCGCTGCTTGGACATTCCGTAAGCAACCCGGATTTTTTACAGTTGTTGAGCAAACTTTTTCTGGAACTACGGGTACTGTTTCTCATGACTTAGACTCGACTCCTGGCATGATAATCAGGAAGAGAGTGGATAATGCGCAAAATTGGTTTGTTTGGCACAGGAGCATTCCTTCTGGCAATTTAGTTTATCTTGATCTAAACATTGGCCAAGACAGTTCGCCCGCTATAAACAATGTGACAAGTACATCATTCGGTCACTCTGGCTCGGCCGGGACATATGTTTTTTATATATTTGCTCACGATGACCAAAGATTTGGCGAAAATGAAGACAAGCCAATAATACATTGTGGAACTTATAACGGTAATGGTGGTGGGAATACCAAAGAAGTATATATAGGTTGGGAGCCGCAATGGTTGCTCATTAAAAAAATTACTGCTAACAGCAATTCAAATTGGTACATCTGGGACTCAATGCGCGGCATTTACGATTTGAGCGGAAATGACAAGCACTTAATACCTAATTTGAATGACTACGAAAATCAAACTAATGCGCTCGAGTTAAAAACAAACGGTTTCAATGCTATTGATCTTGTAAATGATTCTGGTGATGCACACATCTATGTCGCTATACGCAAGCCAATGAAGCCACCCGAAACCGGCTCTGATGCCCTTCAGATTGTTTCGACTCCTTACACTTTTAGTTACCCAGTTATGACTGCAAGTAACAATAATTCCAACACCCGTGCAGATGTCGTTTTGAATACGCAGAGAGTTAATAGTTCCTCACTGTCTCAGCCGATATTTATGCAGTTCCTAACAAAGGTAACGGAATCCTATTCAACGTCAGGAAATATCACAACGTCATCCCGAGGAGTTTCTACTTCTAATCAAAACTCAGCTACAAGCAATGCGCCGTTGTTTTATAACCCTAAACAAAACCCAGGTTGGCTTGCGAGTACCTTGGTTGGTTCAACTTTGTATGGCTTCAAAAGAAGACCAGGATTTTTTGACACAAGTATAGAAAACATAAGTAGCTACACTGTGAATGGCGAGCATGACCTTGGTGTTGTGCCAGAAATGATGTTAGGAAAAAGATTGGACGCCAACGGTGACTTTTTTGTGTTTCATAAAGACCTGACAAAAAACACAGATGGGAAAGTTAATCAGAACCTAAAACTTAACAGTTCAGCCGGGCCTCAAACTGCTACTGGCAATGGATACTATCAGGATATAACCACAACAAGTTATTCAACGTATTGGTGGCCCTCAACAACGGGCAAAGCAATACACTATCTGTTTGCCACTTTACCTGGCGTAAGTAAGGTTGGGAGTTATACGGGTACAGGTTCTGACTTAAATGTGGATTGCGGGTTTACCACTGGCGCTAGGTTTATTCTGATAAGAAGATCAGACGCTTCTGGATATTGGTATTTGTACGATAGTGTCAGAGGCATAGTATCAGGCAATGATCCTTTCATTCTGCTAAGTCAAACCGGCGCAGAAACCACTACTACAGATTATGTTGATCCGCTTTCAAGTGGATTTACAGTGACAAGTTCAGCGTCAGGGTCAATAAATGTCAATGGCGGCGCATACATATTTTTAGCAATAGCATAATAGGAGAAAATTATGGAATTTCGAGTACGTTCAAGCGGAGAAGTCAAAAATCAAGGCGAAATCCGCAAACTCAATCCAAATGTTTCTTTGCCAAAGGTGTGGAATAGCAACGTCTATGAAACTCTAGGCATTGATCCAGTATTTGAAACACCCAAGCCAGATACTACTGGTGATTACAAGGTAGTTGTGCGTAATGGGGTAGAGCAGGACTCAAACAACAATTGGGTACAGGCTTGGGTAGAACGAGATATGTTTTCCGATACTACGGAAGACGGCGTTACTACTACGAAGGCAGAGCACGAGGCTGCATATCAAACACGTTTAGACGCAGATGCAGCAGACTCTGTTCGAGCGGAACGAGAAACAAAATTAAAGGAAAGTGATTGGATGGCTCTTTCTGATGTGACAATGACAGCAGAATGGAGCACTTATCGACAAGCACTGAGAGATGTACCAGAACAAGCAGGGTTTCCACACACTGTGACATGGCCGACTGAACCTGGAGCTTAGTCATGAGTAAAGCACGTGATTTAGCAGATGTTATATCAACAGACGGGGTACTCGCAGATGGGGTAATCTCAGCAAGCGAACTTTCTGGAGGAATTACTGAGATTTCTCAGGGGGACACTGTTCTCTCGATTGAAGACAGTGGCTCTGGTGGTAAGGTCGTTATAAAGGTAGATAACGGTGTAGTTGGAAACATAAACGGCAATGGTATCGTGATTCCCACTGGTACGACTGCCCAACGTAGCGCAAGTGCAAGTCTTGGTGAGTTGCGTTATAACACTACGCTTTCCAAATTCGAGGGTTATACAGTAAACGGTTGGACTGTTATCGATAATGCTCCTCAAATAACATCAGTATCTCCAACGTCGTTCGATGGCACATCTGGGTCAAGTTTCACGATAACCGGAGCATTCTTTGAGTCAGGAAGCACTGTAAAGTTAATTGGTCAAGATGGCACTACTTACACCACAGCAACAACGACCTTTAACTCAATCACCAGCATTACTTTTACAACCGCTACTGATCTGCCTGTTAGTAACGAGCCTTACAGTATAAGAGTTACTAATCCTGCTGGATTAATTGGCGAACTTTCTGATGCTATAGATGCTGGTGGTGTTCCCGCGTGGCAAACAGCCTCCGGAACAATAATCACAACATCAAGTTGGGATGGTTCTGGTTCTGCGACTGTCACAGCGACAGATCCTGATGACGGAGCAATAAGCAATTACTCTATTATCAGCGGTTCTCTTCCTTCGGGTTTTACGTTTAACACATCTACTGGAGCAATTTCTGGAACTGGTGACACGGCTGTAGCTACCACAACATATACGTTTACAGTCCAAGCAACTGATGCTGCAAATAACACCTCAACGCGCCAGTTTTCTATTGTCATAACAAATGCTGTTCCTTCGTGGAGTGGTCAAACAACGTCATTCAGTTTTGTTGAAGGAACAAGCTCTAGCATTAGCCTTTCAGCAACCGACCCAGAAAGTCAGTCGGTTTCTTATTCAGTTACATCGGGCAGTCTGCCTACTGGAATGACGCTGAGTGGTAGTACGATCAGTGGTTCGCCAAGTGTAGCTGGTTCAAATTCATTCTCAATAACTGCAACAGACGCGCAAGGTGGAACGGCAGCGCAGGCTTTTAGTGTGACTATCACGCAACCACCACAGTTATTCTCAACTGTCGGAAATGATACCTATGCGGCTGTATCTGGTACTACATACGAGTTCATAGTGATTGGAGGCGGCGGCTCTGGAGCACAAAGCGGTGCTTCCGGTGGAGGTGGAGGTGGTGCGTATTTTCGCGGCAAATACACTTTCAGCAGTAACGATACTATCAACGTGACGGTAGGACAGGGCGGAAGATATGAATGGAACAACACCAATTTAGCAGCTACTTCAAGCTCTAGCTCTATTAGCTCTACAGGATGGTCGGTGACTTGTGGTGCTGGAGCAACATCTTCAAGCACAACAGGTGGTGCTGGTGGGACTATCTCCACCTCTGGTTCGGGTATAACTACAGTGTCTAGCCAGGCTGGTGGTGCTGGAGGTAATGGTCGCGGTAGTTGGGGCTGTGGTGGTGGAGGTGCTGCTGGTGGTGGTGATGGTGGTGAAGTTAATTCTAATGGCGGAACGGGTGGTGCTGGTGGCACATACGGTAAAGATTATTTAGGTAACAGAAATGGCGGAGCACCAGGAGCGACAACAACTAGAAACGATTGGCAAGGAACTGGTGGAGGAGGCAAGGCGCATCTAGCACTAGCTGGTGGTGGTGGTGGTGGTAATGGTACGGTTGGGTCATCTAGAGGAGCTGGCGGTGGTGTTGGAGGTGGCTCGATTACTGTAGGATCTCAAAGCTTTTCCGGTGGCGCAGGTGGGACAAATGGATATAATGATGGGTCCTACGGTGATGGTTCGGGGGGAGATGGTGGACTATATGGTGCTGGAGGTGGCGGTGGCAGGAGTTCATTTGGGCCGAGCGGTGACGGTAAAAAAGGTTGCGTATTGATATGGCCCAGCTCTTAAACGTATCTGGCATACCTGTTTACAAGTCCAATATGCCAGAGTACCCAAAGAATGAAATTCTTGAGTCTATTGAAAAATTACCAAGATGGAGTTTGCAAGATGATGATCAAAAGATAACGCGACTGAATTATGGCGTTATTCAAAACAACACTGAATATTGGGATAAAGCATTTCCCTATGTGCAAAAGTTTCTAAACGAATTATGCAGAAACGAACTCAAACAGTTTAATTTTTGGAATATTACTAGCCAATGGTTTCAATGGTATGAAGAAGGAGATTTTCACGATTGGCACATTCACGGCGATTCCATGTTTTCTGGTGTGATGTATGTGAAGCTTCCTACAGCAAAAAACAATTTGACTTTTAGATGGAATAAAACTAGCAAAATCTCTGTAGAAGAGGGAGATATAATCTTATTTCCGTCTTTTTTAGAGCATTGCGTTACAAAACACAAGCATAAAGCTAATAGGTTAGTTTTGGCATTTAATGTAAATTTTGACTACAAAGCTGTATGAATGATTTGGCCAACTGAGCCAGGAGAATAAGATGGGAAAACCAAGAGACATAGCAGACAGCGCAGCGGTTATAAACGCTCTAGATGGCGTTACTGCAACTGGAACAGAACTTAATATTTTAGATGGAGTTACTGCAACTACAGCAGAACTCAACATCCTTGATGGCGTTACTGCAACTGGAACAGAACTTAATATTTTAGATGGAGTTACAGCAACTACAGCAGAGCTTAACTATGTTGATGGCGTTACTTCGAATATCCAAACACAGCTAGACAACATCTCAGTAACTTCTGGCTCTCTGACCAAGACATTCACAAGCGGTGAAGTAGCCACAATTACCTTGTCAGGTAACGTTGTGTCTCCTGTTGTGGGCGTGACTAAAGAAGTAGCGCAGACGGGAACAACAAATAATAGCTGGGACGTTAATTCTACTACAGAGAATTACACACGTTTGGACTCTGCTCCTGCGACTACTTTGGATTTTAGTTTTTCTGATAATGTAGATTCTACTTTTACAAGTGCAAATAGCGTGACTGTTTCTAGCCAAGACTCTAATGCAAAAGGAGCAGTATTAAGCAGTGACGGAACTAAAATGTTTGTTTGCGGAGATTCTAATGATGTCATTTTAGAATATGCGTTAAGCACTGCATATGATTTAAGCACAGCAACGTATACTCAACAGTTTGATGTAAGTTCTCAAACTGCTGACCCAAAAAGCATATTTTTTAAGCCTGATGGTACAGAATTTTATCTTGGTGGTGACGACAAGGTAGTCCAATATTCTTTAAGCACTGCTTGGGATATTAGTACGGCATCACATACAGCAACAAAAACAATTTCAGGATACGGTAATACTCATTTTATTGCTTTTAACACTGACGGAACTTCTTTATTTTTTGTAGGATTAACTTCCACAACGTATATATGGAAATTTAATTTAAGTACAGCGTGGAGTATTTCTACAGCATCTTATAATTCAGGTATAAACATTTCGTCAACTGTTGCAAACGCTACTGCTAGAGGTTTGGCAATAAATTCTGATGGAACAAAATTTTATGTTGCAACAACCTCCAACAATATAAAACAGTTTAGCACTTCAACAGCATACAACGTATCAGGTTTAAGTTTTGATAATAAGACATCACAAACACTTAATTCAGGAGTATTTGGGATATTTTTTCCAAGTGACTTTTCGCGTTTGTATGTTACGACAAGTACTGTCGTATACGAATACACTAATGCAATAACAGGTTTAACCTTAGGCACAGGCTCATTCGCATCTGCTGACGTAGGTAAGACCATTGAAGCTAACAGTGGTGTGTTTGTTCTAACTTCTACTGCTGGCGCAATATCTGAAACCACAGCACCCACTTCATACGCTCAAGTAGCTTCAGGCTCTTGGGAGATGTATGGCGTTGTGTATAACACGACTGATGGTGATTTGCAGTTGAGTGGTGGACTATTAAATGAAAGAGATATATCTACTGCATCATACAACCGAGCGTATGATGTTTCAGCAAGAGGATCTACCTTGGTTGGAGTTACATTTAAACCAGATGGCACTAAGATGTATGTGACATTTGATAGTAATAATGATGTGGTTCAGTTTGATTTATCAACTGCGTGGGATATTTCTACTGCAAGTTATACTACTTATGCTGGGCTTGGAGGACAAGATTCAATTCCAGCAGGAATTATTTTTAATAATGATGGCACAAAATTTTATATGCTCGGTTATTCTAGTAATACTGTGTATGAATATTCTTTAACTACTGCGTATGCCATAAATACTATTAGCTTAGAGAGAACTTTTAGCGTTTCTACTTATACAACACAGCCATACGACATTAAATTTAATTCAGACGGCACTAAGATGTTTGTAACAGATAACAGTAGTATAAGAATTTTAGAATATGCTTTATCTACAGCATTTAGAGTAGATACTGCAACTTATACTAGAGTTTTTTCTTTGTCCTCACAAATGACTAATGCGTATGGTTTAGCGTTCAACTCAGACGGAACAACGGTGTATGTTTCAGAGCCGGGCGATATATTTCAATATACATTAACCACTGGTTTTGATCTTTCCACGGCATCATATTCTAACAAAACAAAAAATATTTCTTCTAATGTATCTACTCCTACAGCTTTATTTCTAAAACCAGATGGGCAAAATATATTTATAGCAGATTACAGCGGTACTGATGTCAATGATTACAGTATTGGCACAGAGGCTGTATTAACAGGCTACCACGCAGTCCACACCACAAACTCCACGGACTCTACCTACTGGACTGACATTAACTCTATGACCGCAGATGAAGCTGCTGGTGATGGAAGTGTTTACTACGCAGTCTCAACAGACGATAGAGCTACTTGGAAGATTGCCGATAACACTGATGGCATACGGTCTATTGTCCGTAACAACTCAGGCACTTGGCAGTACAACTCCAATGGTACTTATGCGTCTACTACTTGGGCTAACGCGACTACCAACACAGAGTTGAATGCTTTGCAGGAGGCTATGGAAGGTGCAACTTTGGTAAATGGCTATCAAATAAGTGCGGCAAGTTACGATTCAACAACTTTTTCTTGGAATACTGGACCTGCGTCTGCAAGAGGTGCGGATTTTAATTCAGACGGTACTAAATTATTTTTAGTAGCTCCAAACACAGACCTTGTTTATGAATACGATTTAAGCAGCGCCTATGATGTGTCAACAATGTCTGATTCTGGCACATCGTTTTCTGTGAGTAGTCAATCATTAAATGCATACAGTGTAAAATTTAAATCTGATGGTTCAAAAATGTATGTTGGCGATGCTGATAACAAAAAAGTACTTCAATACTCACTGTCAACGGCATTTGATTTAAGTACGGCAAGCTATGATTCCGTAAGTTTTAATACTGGAACTCAAGTAACTGCTAGTTTTGGTTTTACTGGACTATTGTTTAGTCCTGATGGAACAAAAATGTATGCAGCGAACAATGCTGGTGGTTCTACATCGGCTGTTTACCAATATACATTATCAACTGCGTGGGATGTATCAACAGTATCATATGCATCTAAAAGTCTTACCGTAGGCGGGCTAGTCCCTAATCCGTATGATATGAAGTTTAATAGTGATGGAACTAAATTTTTCATTACAGGAAACTCTAATGATAAGGTTCAACAATATTCATTAAGCACAGCATATGACATATCAACTGGAACATCTGATTCTGTAGAGTTTTCTTTTGCATCTCAAGCAACAAACCCGTATGGACTTCTCTTTAACAATAATGGAACAAAGATGTATACCCTTGATACTGACTCAATATATCAATACAGCACAAGCACTACATCTTATCCAAACCTAATGAACAAGACTCAGCTAGACGCTGTATCTGACGCTAACCACTTTACACTGGGTAATGACCTAGACCTTGCCATAGTATTTAACCTAACCAGTGGGTCTACGGTTCCATCTAGTGACGGTGTGTCTATTAACTACGATGCCAATGTACTTAATAAAGGCGCGATACTGGGTACTGATTACGACTATGACGCTCCTGCCCAGAATAAGGTCAGGATTACAGCATTAACGGGAAATAACTTAAAAATAAGAGTAGTTTAATAAAAAGCCCGCACTAAGCGGGCTTTTCTTTATTTGAATATATCTTGCCAGTTTCCTGTTGTACTTGCACGAGAATATTCTGTAGCTCGATTTTCAAAGAAGTTTGTATGCTCGACTCCGTTAAGCATATAGTCTAGCCACCCAAGTGGATTCTTCTCACTATTGAAAATCTTTTTCATTCCAAGACCTAAAAGTCTACGATCTGCAATGTATCGAATATATTCTTTTACTTCTTCCGCTGTAAGATCTGGTACATCAGCACCGTCAAAACAAAGATCAATAAAAGCATCTTCTAAATCCACAGTTCTTTCTGCAGCGCAGTAGATTTGATATTTAAGATCATCATTCCATACCTCTGGATTTTCTTTTACAAAAGTACGAAACAGTTGACTCATGCCTTCAACGTGCAGACTTTCATCTCGCACAGACCAGGTTACAATCTGTCCCATACCTTTCATAAGATTGTGACGAGGAAAATTCAGTAGAATCGCAAAACTACTAAAGAGTTGCACTCCTTCTGTAAATCCACTGTATATTGCCATTGTTTTTGCAATATTCATAGGATTATCCATTCCAAAGTCGCTTAGATACTCATGCTTATCCATCATTGCTTTATGTTCTGTGAATTTTTGATATTCATCATCGTCAAATCCAAGAGTTTCTAGCAATAAAGAGTAGGCTTCTTGATGTACCGCTTCCATACTTGCAAAAGCAGCAAGCATCATTCGTACTTCTGGCTGTTTAAAAGTAGGCAGATAGTGTTTTGCATACCCACAGCACACATCTACGTCTGCTTGCGTGAAAAATCGAAAAATAGAATTGATAAGATTTCTATTTTCTGGAGTCAGTTTTTCACGATAATCTCTTAAGTCATCCGCAAGATTTACTTCACTCGGCAGCCAATGCATATGCTGTTGAGTTTTGTAATGCTCAAATGCCCACGGATAATTAAAAGGTTTGTAATATTGTCTTTCTTCAAGTAGATTCATTAAATTCCCCACTGCTCTGCCATTGCAGCCGCTATACCAAAATAGGTAATACTTCTCTCATGTCCACTGCCGCCACCAAGTTTTGACTGCCCACTATCAGACTGATTATCCCATCGCATCTTCCCATTTACTTCTCGACCTGGAATGTACTCAGTCTTAGTGAGTGGAGACAGTCCTCGAAGCCAGAGCCCTGTTTTCTTGCTTGCATTTTCACCAAAGTCATATGGTTGCACATACTGAGGTCTTGGCATAAAGTCAAGTCGAGTATTTATACATCCAACTGGATTTTCTATACACATTTTTTCTACAGGAGCGTTCCATATATCGGTTATGAACTGTAATGCAGCTTCTGTTTTCTTTTCTCTTTCAGGCTGTTTTTTGTTCCAATGCAATCCGCTTGCAGCTATGTAAGTGCAAGGAGGATGTGCAATCACTAAATCCCAAGTTTCATTGTAAAGAGGCTCTAAACAGTCTCCTTCTATGTGGGGCCCGGGTGCCTCCGTAGGAAGTAGGTCGCAAGAGATTGCATCATGCCCAAGAGCAATGAAACAATCTCTTACTGTTCCACTAAATTCACAAGCTACGAGTACTCTCATCCTTCACACGCCAGACAAGCATTGTCATCTATAGAGTCAAAAATCATTTGTCGAAGAGCTTCATCTGATACTTTATCTGCTCTCTTGATAGCTTCACTTCGTAAATAGTACAAAGTCTTTACTTTTCGTTTCCAAGCCATCATGTGTAGAGCGTGAAGCTCTTGCTTTGACACATCAGCAGGAAAGAATAGATTGAGAGACTGACTTTGACAAATATATTCTTGTCGATCTGCTGCAAACTCCACTACCCACCGTTGATCTATCTCTACAGCGGTTTTGAAAACGTCTTTTGTATAATCATCGAGGAATTCGAGATGTTGCACAGAACCGTTATTTGTAATAATACTTTTCCATACTTCGTCCGTATTCATTCCAATGTCATCAAGAGTATTTTCTAGATATTCGTTTTTGAGAAGCGAGCTGCCTGTCTTAGTTTTTTGTACAAATGCATTAGCGCGGTAAGGTTCAATGCTTGGGCTAGTGTTGCCACAAATAATACTGCTGCTAGCATTAGGAGCAATAGCCAATAAATGGCTGTTGCGCACACCATTGCCAGAACTGTCAGGACATTCTCCACGACTAATAGCAAGATCTTTTGTAGCTCTAACTGCTTCATCTTTTATTCTCCGAAACATTTGCATATTTCTGCTTTTTGCAATGGCACTCTCAAAAGGAATGTTATGTCGCTGCAAATAAGCATGAAATCCCATTGCTCCAAGACCGATACTTCGCTCTCTCCAAGCACTGAATCGAGCACGGTGAAGGCTATCAGGAGCATTTTCTATAAAATAAGTGAGTACGTTGTCAAGCATACGAATAAGATCAGGAATAAACATTTCATTGTCTTTCCACTGATCGTATTCTTCAAGATTTACACTTGACAGACAACATACTGCTGTTCTATCTTTGTCCGTTGGTAAGGTTATTTCCGAACATAAGTTTGAGTGATGTACTTTTAGCCCTAATTCCTTCTGAAAAGAGGGAAGAGCATTTTGTACAGTATCTTCAAACATAATGTACGGCTCGCCTGTTTCCACACGATTTTGAATCAATTTTACCCACAATGTTTTTGCAGATACGGTTTTTACAACCTGGTTTGTGTGAGGATCGATCAAGTTCCAACTATCATCAAATCCTTCCTGCATTGTAGCACCTTCAATCAATTGCATAAATCTGTCAGGAACTACAACTGCATGGTGTAAGTTGATAGACTTACGATTAATGTCTCCACCTGTTGGTTTGCGAACATCGAGAAATTCTTCTATTTCTGGATGAGACATATCTAGGTATGCAGCATAGCTTCCTCGACGTGTTACGCCTTGAGAGAAAGCAAGCATTTCTGCATCCACAACTTTTAGAAACGGAATCACTCCCGTACTTTCGGAGCCATTGCTCGTTTTCGAGCCTACGCTCCTGACCCCGTTCCAGCACCCGCCGATGCCACCACCAACAGAGGAGAGAAAAGCATTTTCTGTATAGTGTCCAGTAATTCCTTCTCTACTATCATCTACATAGTTTAGAAAGCAGCTAATTGGAAGCCCTCGAGTAGTTCCTCCATTGCTCAGAACCGGAGTAGAGAACATAAACCACAACTTACTGGCATAGTCGTACAAACGCTGTGCGTGTTCTTCATCGTCTGCAAATGCAGTAGCTGCCCGTGCAAATGCATCTTGAGGAGAATTTTCTGCTTCTACCATATATCTGTCATTTAGAGTTTTTATACTAAACTCCGACAAATAACTATCTCTGTTATAATCTAACTCAAGCACTTAACATTCTCCCTTCTATTTCTGATATATTATCAGCTCCTATAGCATTATCACAAAAAGCTATTAAATCCATTAACTGATAGTTTATCAGTATTTGATCCCCACTATTATTTAAATTTTGTATGAATTTATACTTACTGTTGATAGGCAAAGCGTCATAAATATCCATTGCACTGCCATAGTCTTTAATAAGGCTACTTGCTCTTGCAGGGCCAATGCCAGGAATACCTGCAACATTATCACCTTTATCGCCAGTAAGGCACTTGAGCGAGATATAATCTTCTGGCTCTACATCGTAGTGTTCATTCCAGTTGTCTGATCGAACTTCTTTACGAGTAACATAAGAAAATCTACTTACGTCATCTTGAACTAACAAGTCCCAGTCTCTGTCACTAGAAATCAGCCAGATTTTTTCTAATCCATACTTCGATTTATTCTTTACTAGATGTGCAGCAATGTCGTCTGCCTCTACACCTTTGAATCGAAGAACGGTATAGCTTTCTGCAAGTTCATCAAGAGTTCTTTCAAATTCAAGAAAAAATTGCTCAAAGGCTTCTTTCTCTTCTTCTGTTTGATCTGCAAATTTATCTTTACGATTCTGTTTGTAGTCCTCACAGATTTCTTTTCTGTAGGTAGAATTGCCCCAGTCTGCAGCAATAATTACATTACCACAGTCATAAGACCTGGCAAGAGACTGGACTGTTCTAATATAATCTGAACAAAAGTCTGTTCGTCCTTGATGTTTCCATCTGAACGCTAAATTAAGTGCATCTACAATAAGAGTTGCACTTTGGTCACTATCGATAAGTTTTTCTGAAAAGTCAAATGCCATAATTTATAAACTCAATTTCTTCTTTTTCTAGCCATTCATCAGCTAATATTATATAACATTTTAGCCAAGAAATAAAGAAATATTTGGAGCAATGCTTGGGTTTAAGTTCAGTTACAACAAACACCCTAGATCTATTATACTTAAAGAACAGTAGAGGTTCTTGGTTACCATTCTTTGCCTGTAATACTACTTTATTCCACCATCTAATTAAATTATTAGTTTTTTCTTGCGTAAACATCTTATCAGAGAGAGGAGAATCTGCATAGTTTTTTACTTCTATGCAGAATCTATTTCTTTCATTCGGAACATACAAGTCTCCTTTCAAATACTCTAAAGCACCTGAAGCAGGGACTCTTTCAAACTTTAGTTCTGTCTGTTCTCGAAGTAGGTCTCTGACTAAATACTCTCCTCTAGCTCCTTTAGCTCGTGAGTCAACCATTAAACTACCTTTCTAATTCACTAATGTTTCCATTCTTTACTATTTCTATCTTTTCCAATAAAGGATGTGTCCATCCGTGGCTTACAATGTAGGTATTTAACTCTTCTTCTTGTAAAAGAACTTCAACTAGCTTTTCTCTGCCAGCTTCATCTAATACATTTATTACCTCATCTAAAAATAGTATGTTTAACCGAGACTTAGAGATACTGCTCATGAGCTTGCGAATTGCTATAAGAGTAGCAGTATTTACTCTTGCAAGCTCTCCTGAGCTAAGAGCAAGAATATCTACTGTATGTCCTCCATCTGTAATGACAACATTTAGTTTATCATTTGATACTACAAATTCTAAAGTAAATCTACCATCAGAAAGCTCTGCCAAATAAGTATTTACTAGCTCTTCTAACTCTTTTACAAGATTCTCAATCTTGTAAGCTAAAAGACCGTTTGTACTAAACGCTTTTTTCAGTATTTCTAAGTGTGTATTGATCTCTTTTACTTCATCTAAAGTTTCTTTACAGTCATTTAACTCTGAAGTAAAATTATCAGTTTGTTCAAGAATTACTTGGATTCTTGTGTTTCTTTTTGTTCTGCTTTCGTTTTCTGCAGAGATCTTTGATATTTGCTCTTTTGCGTCTTGTATTCGTACACGAACTCCCAGTATGCGGCTACTAAGCTCTTCATGATCCAGAGGACTGTCAGGTAAATCCTTTTGAATACTCTTATACAGATTTGTCCACTCTTCTTCAATACGGATTTTGTTTTGGTAATCCAGGTTATTTTGTTTAATGCTTCTAATTTCTCTTTGAATATCATCTGTCAATCTCGTTTTAGCTTTCGCTATCTTTTCCTGCTCCGCAGAAATTAAAGTTTCTTTAAACTCCTTGTCTATGTCCTGTTCACAGGTAGGACAATGATCTCCAAGCTGTGAAAGTTTAGTAAGTAGCTTTTCTGAAGCATTTATATCAGACTGTAAGCTACCTGCTTCTTCCTGTAAAGAATCATAAGATATAACGCCTTCAGCTTTTATTGCATGAGCCTCTGAAATATTTATCTCAGACAGCATCTTTTTATACTGATTATTCTTATTGATTTTTTTATTTTTTTCGGAAATATTTTCAAGTTCTACTATTAAAGTCTGTAGTTCTTTCTCATCTTCATCCGTATCAATTTCTATTTTTAGTGTTGGAAGTATGGTAGTATCTTCCAATTTATTATCATTTAACCATTTTTCTATGGTTTTAATTTTTGCATCTACTTCTGTCAGCTTGTTTACTGAATCTCGTGAAGCAGCTTTGAATATCTCAAATAAATTTACATACTTTTCTAAATGCAAAAGATCTATCAGAAACTTTTTTCTGTTTGTGTCTGTTGCTGTTAAAAACTGCAAACTACTATTTGGATGTTGATAGACCAACTGGCTAAATGTTTTGAAGTCTAGCCCTAGAATCTCTTGAATTGTTTTGTAAGTATTTGTGGCAGTATGACTTGATATGTCTTCGCCATCCTTTATGAGATTTATCTTTATGTTAGTCTTTCTGTTTATTATAATTTCATACTCAGAAGAATCCTTTGAAAAAGACAAAGATATACTATAGCCACTATCAGTGTGTCTATTGGGTATATCTGCCTTCTTAATTCCTTTCGAGTTTTTATTAAAAAGTGCTTCTTCAATAATTAACGGGATAGACGACTTGCCTACCCCGTTAGTTCCTATTATCTGTGTCAGTGTACTATCATTGAGAAATAACTCGTTATCAGCTCCGTAGCTGAAACAGTTACTCCATTTCAACTGCTTGAGAGTAATCATTATATGTGCCTAAAATATTTGAAATGTTTTCTTCTTTTAGCGATAGAATATATCTTAGATATTCTGCCAACTCTTCTTCGATTGTCATTTCTTTTTCTATAATTAACGATGCTTCAGAAGATCGTTTTATAACTTTTTTGTCTAAAAGAGTGGAGTTTTCCACATTTGCTAGTTCTTGTATATCGCCTTCTATCTCATAGATAGTGTGGTCGTATTCAGTTTCTACCATTTCTTCAGGACTTCTCACAGTTCTACGAATTAGTTGTGGAAGTTCAAACCTTTCCCACATCCAATTCCAACTGGTCTCATCAATCAGTAGATACCCCGTTTCGACCCTTGCTCTATGAAAAGAAGTAGTCATTGGACTACCTGGATATACAATATTTCTCTGTGTGTTTGAGTGAGAGTGTAAATCACCAGCAAAGACTACAGGAAACTCGCTAAATCTATCTAAGTCTACCTCCGGCTTTACATGAGGAGGTATTTCACCTCGAACATGAGTAAACAAAGGCTTACTTGTATCAAACTTTTCTATACTTCCTTTCTTATGAAGTTCTCTATATGGCAGTATTCCAAAGCCATAGCCTTCGTCAACATATGATATATCTACCACATGAATTAAAGGGTTTATGTCTCTGGTTACTTGCTTTAGTTGAGAGAAGAAAGTATAATTCTTTTTTGTTGCTTCATGATTACCATCAAAGATTATAGTAGGAATCTTTACTCCCCGAATAAACGAGAAGTAAAGTTCCAATTCTTCCATAGTTGGCACTCTATCAAATAGATCTCCACCGATAATGTGAAGTGAACACTCCTGCTCTATTTCTTGGATCTTTTGAAAGAACAGATTGTATCTATTCTTTGCCCAAGCAACTGGGACATTTTTCTGTCCCAGTTTTATATGCCAATCTGCGGTGAATAATATCATGCAACATTAAACTCATCTTCAAGAGTTTCATCAATTTCATCGCCTGAAGGAGCAGAACGAAGTCGATCTAACAACTCTTTCTGAGCATCAGGAGTTGGACGAGGCATTACATCGTCCATTGACTTTAGATTTACAAGCAGTCCTTTGTCATCATCGCTGATGGGAGCTGCTTTGCACTTCAAAGCCTGTAGTTGATATTCTACATTGTAAGGCAGTGGACCTGTTTTTACTCGCTTGAAGCAAACATCCCAGCCTGTATCTGGATCGGTAGGATCACCCAAGTCTTCTGCTGCAGTAAGGATTTGCTCCCACAGCTTCTTCTTTAGGTTTATGACTTTGACTTCTCCATTGTCAATACATTGCATTGCGTAGCTCCAGCCACACTTCAGATCAGGGTAAAATTCACGAACCCAATCTTTCTCTTTGTTATTGAAACGCTCTTCGTTCCTGTCAAAAGAAAGACACTCAAGAGGAATGTTCTTGTTGTTCTCTCCAGTAACCCAGTATACATACCGAGCAAGTACATCGCCTACCAGACGAACTCTGTTGTCTCCGTCTCTGTACTGATAAGTAACGATGCTAGACTTTTGGGCTTCACCCTTTGTTTGATTAAATGCTAATGCCATTGTAATTTCTCCTTTGGGACTTCTTCATATAGAAAATAGAGCCTGTTATTCTCTACATAAAGTAGACTACTGTTTTTAATTTCTTCATTTATTAACTCAGATTCTGAGTCAACATATATCATATCTAGCCAAGTCTCTCTGCCTATAGCAAAATCAGACAGAGAACGAATACTGGCTAGAGAAAGATACACACAAAGTTCTCTGTGTGTATACTTGTGAGCGTTAGCTAACAGTACGTCAGGATGTACTAGAAAGCTCTCGCCCGAAAAGTTAATATTAGAATATTTATAGACTGGATCGAATTTATTCTTTGGTAGAGGTTTTTCGGCATGAGTCTTAAATATAAGAAAAGCCTCGGAGGGAGTGCCTTTACTATACTTAAATATCTTTTTCCAATCGTATAACAACATATTATATCAAACTTTATCTTTACTGTCAAGTGTTATTTTTTTACAGCTCTTTTATCTGGTAACCCTGCTTCATGTAATAGCCTATTCTGTTGGAAGCTTGCCGACTGGCAGTATTTCCTTTCAGATGAACGTCTACAATTACAGGACTTAACTTATTTTCTTCTTTTCGTATAACTCTGCCTATCAACTGAGTAAGAAGGGGCTCATTATTGATAGGAGTACCTAATACCAGGCAGCTTAGGTTGTTTACTGAGATTCCTTCAGAGAAAATTGCTTGAGTTCCGTATAAAATGGACTTACGACCACTTAAAATCTCATTTATTAGCGTTTCTCTTTCCTCATGCGGAACCTCACCCGTAACACATACTGCTTTTTCGCCACTCAGTTCGGCGCATGACTTCAAAAAGCCTACTCGGTCGCTTACTACCAACACTTTGTGTCCTTTTTGAGCGTATGCGGATGCAATCATGGCAATACTGTGTCGATATTCTTCATTATTTGCGAGAGCAGTCACTCTATTTGCCCACGGTATGCGCGTACCGTCTACAAATCGTATTTCAGATTTCCAAATCTGCACAGAAGGCTGCATAAAGTTTTCTTTAGGTGGCTTATACACATTTGAACTAAAATAATCACGAAATACAACGTGCTTTCCGTCTTTTCGTTCAATTGTTCCAGACAATCCTACTTTATAGCGCGCATAGTTTGTGTCTATGACTCTGGAAAAAGTTGGACTGCTTACATGGTGCATCTCGTCCAGTATAACTGTGCCAAACATCTTGTTTATCTTTGTAATGTTTCTATATAATGTCTGAGTGTTGCCTATCACAATTGGAGTATCTGTCTCAAACTTACCACTACCAATGATACCTGGAGTAAATCCATAAACTTTCTCTACTTCCTTTGCCCATTGGTTTCGCAGAGGCACGGTATGTGTTACAACCAGTGTTTTCTGTCCAAGTTTTCCGGCTATAGCCAACCCCGTGAAGGTTTTACCCCAACTTACCCAAGCATTGATAATAGCATTGTCTTGTATATCATTGTATACTTCTGCTTGGCTGTCTCGTAGATCAAACTTAAACTCAGGAAATTCAACTGGTTCTAAGTATCGTTTGTCTATAATTTCATAGTTTGAAGGTATTAAATCTTGTCTGCCTATGGGAATAGTGATTAGATTTTTTCTAATTATTCCCATATTTTTTATGACGAAGGGCGGTTCTTTTGGGTCGTGCGAAGGTATACGATAAGTAAGCTCCTTATCGATCTCTCTTTGCAAATCTTCATCGCAATCCATATAAATTCGATTGCTTAGAACGGCTTTCATATACCTAAGTCTGTCCTGGCTGTAATGTATTTCTTGACAAAGTCACTTCGTACTATATCTTTTATTTCAAACTCTATTAGAGTGAACTCTTCGTACATAGCTTTAAGTATGCGAAGAAAATCTTTTAATCCGTTTCTGTCTAAGTCTGTCTGTCTAAAGTCTCCGCAGAAGACTACTTTGCAGTTTTCTCCAATTCGAGTTATAATCGAATCTAGCTCGTGAAAAGACATATTTTGACACTCATCAACTATAACAACTGCGTCTCTCAAAGTAACTCCTCGTATAAAAGAGGTAGTCATAAAGTAGAATATACCTTTTGTTTTCAGTATTTCATAAGCGTCTCCACGCTGAAATAACTCTATACAAATGTCTTTATAAGGCTCTTCGTATACAGACGCTTTTTCTTTTTCGTTCCCGGGTAAAAATCCAATATCTCTAGTAGGTACTGCGCTTCTGATTAAGACTATTCTTTCTTTTTCATTCTTTAGAATGTCATCGAATCCTAAATAGCAAGAAATAAAACTCTTGCCTGTACCTGCTACTCCATGTAACACTAAATTATTGTCGGCTTCAAATGCTAATAGCTGATTCTGTGTTAGAGGTTCTATCTCCTGTAGATTCAAATTTGCTGCTGCTATTAACCTATTTTTTCTTGCCATTACACTTTTCTCCAAGTGTCTTTTTTCTTCTCTTCAGAGAAGTCATAGACTACCCAAGGGTACTTATTAAGAAATAGTACACCCGCCCAAGACATTCCAGGTTCTGGAGGTCTTATTACTTTTAATGCGTTTTTTACTCCATGCAATCGTATAATACTTGCTATACCTTTTCTTTCTACTTTTAGTATTTTTTCGTACTTTAGTGATACTGTCTTTGTTTTTTCATAGATGAACGGAATTCCTGCACTATCTATGAAATAATTTGTTCGTTGTTTGATTATTCCTACAATATCCCACACAAGAGTAGGCAGAGGAAATAAAGCGAACTCAGTCTGAAGCCTTCTTACTCCTAAACTGTCTCCGGTCATGTTTCTATCGTCTAAGATTTTTCCTTCCATGAGAAGAAGCCCATCTACTACCTCCCAATCGGAGGAAGGCAGTAAATAGACAGGAAACTGTATAGAAGATAGGGTTTTAATTGTTCGAACCATACTGTTTGCTAAACTTACCCATTGAGTAGTCTTCACCTATCTCAAAGTCACATCCAACTGGAGCACCAGAAATACTTACACCACGATCTAACTGTACAAAATGCTTCAGTGTCTCACAGTAATCTTCAATATCTGATTCAACAACTTCTGCAAGAATTGAGTCGTGTACAAGTGCAAATATTTTTGCTTTGATACCATTTTGTTCTATGTGGTTGTGAGCATCTATTGCACCAAGAAGGTTGATATCAGAAGCAGTAGACTGAACCAAAAAGTTGAGACCAGAACGAATCGTATGGCTTCGGATAGCTTTATCCGTGGAATGGACATTGTGTAATCTCCGTTTACGACCAAAAAAGCTGTAGATAAACCCATTCTGTTCGATGAATCGTTCATTGTAAGTAATCCACTTTTTCAGGCTGTGAAAAGTGTTGAAATAGTCAGTGATGACTTCTTGTGCTTCACTCTTAGTGAATATTGTTCCAGAACTTTTAGTCACTTCGTCACTAATCTTCTTAGCACCCGCACCATACATAATGCCAAAGGTAACAGCTTTAGCAGCCTGACGTTCGGTACTGTATAGATCTGCAACTTCTTCTACAGCACAAGGTAGCTTGAATACAGTCTTAGCAATTGTACTGTGAAAGTTTCCACCAGAACGAAACACATCCATGAGTGCTTCATCCTGTGCAAGTTTAGCTGCAACATAAACCTCAGCAGTAGTCAAGTCCATAGCAACAATCTTGTTACCTTCAGATGCTTTGATGCAGCCTTTGACTATAGGGTTATCTCTAGGAATTTGCTGCATATTAAGCTTACCGCTAGAGCTAAGCCGACCGCTAGTTGTGCCATGTAAATTAAATCCAGTCCTGAGGTGAGAGTCTCTATCAAGCTGTGGTATGATCTTGTCCAAGTAAGTATTTTTAATTTTGGACTTTTGACGTATGTCCAAGATAAGTCCAGGTACTTCAGATTCTCTTGCAAGTATGTTGAGTACTTCTGCATCCGTCGAGTCTGCTCCTGTTCCAGTCTTTTTTCCAACCGGGTTAAGACCAAGAAAGTCAAACAGAAGAGAACGGAGTTGCACAGTAGAATTAGGGTTAAAATCTTTACCATTTATAGCCTCGAATTTTTCTATTGCAGGATTTTCATACAATGTAGAAATTGCTTTGTCTATATCTTGCTGCATGAGTTCTTGTGCAAATGACAGACGCTCTGCATCAAAAGGCACACCATTGTCTTGAATACCTATCAAGAATCGAGTACCTGGAATGAGTAAGTTATCATAAACTGCTTTGAGTTTAGGATTTTGCTTGATCTTCTTGAACTTTTCAAAGATAATAAAAGTAACTAGAGCATCCATTGCTGCATAGACTTTCATTACGTCAAAGGGAATCCATTCCCAGCAGAAGTCATTCTTGAGCACTTTGTTTTCTTTGCGATACTGATCTATCCAATCATACATTGGCTTCTCGTAATCACCATAATCAGTGTACTTGATAGCAAGCTGCTTGAGTCCGTGTGTGCCCGGATTCTCATCTATCAAATAGTGAAGCAGCATTGTATCTTCGAAGTTTGGAAATTTAACATCGAAGTGATACTCAAAGAATGCGATATCGAATTTGGCATTGTGAAATACTACAGTTTTCTTGGCGAACAGCTCTCGCATAAGATCTTCTGTAGTTTCATCAAAGACAGAAGTATCTAAATAGGCGGCAGTGCTGCCATCGTAGCATAGAGAAATACCAAGCATATACCCATCACGAGGGTATAGACCAGTAGTTTCACTGTCAAGTGCAATGTATTCGTTATCGTGTGCAATTGCTTTTCTAAGA